TTTGATCCTAACAGCTCTGCACCTGACGGCTCTGATGCTGAGAGAGTATTGATTACTGAAGTGATCGACAAGAAGGTGTTTGCTGAGATGTACCCTGACGCTGACAATGGCGTAGGATTTACCCAGCGAGGATCAGGTGACTCTAATGCTGAATGGGTCAACAAGGAAGACATTCGTATTGCTGAATATTTCTACACAGTACGCAAAGAGACTGAGCTGATCGTTCTAGCTAATGGTGAAACAGGATTCATTGAAGACTATGATGGTGATCCTGATTTCATCATTAAGAAGCGTAAGACTGTAAAGAAAGAAATTCATTGGGCAAAGTTGACAGGTATGCAAGTGCTTGAACAAGGCATTTGGCCTGGCAAGTTCATCCCAATTATTCCTGTTTACGGCCACAGAATCGTTATTGACAGCAAGCACAAAAAGTTTGGCATTGTTAGGCAAGCTCGTGATCCACAGCGTATGTTCAACTTCTGGACTACAGCTCTCACAGAATCTATTGCTTTAGCGCCTAAACCTAAGTGGTTGCTTGCTGAAGGTCAAGACGAAGGACATGAGAATGAATGGGCACAAGCTAATATTAAGTCAGCTCCTGTGCTCAGATACAAGCAAAAAGATATTGAAGGTGTTCCTGCTCCTGTTCCTACACGCATACAACCTGAAGCGCCTCCTGCAGGCATTATGTCAGCGATGGACAATATTAACGCTGATTTACAGGCAGTTATAGGTATTTTTGACCCTGCACAGTTACCTCAAGGCAACATTTCAGGCAAAGCGCTGAACGGTCAGCAACAGCAAGTTGACCTTACAAACTATCATTTCTACGACAATTTGACTCGTTCTATCAGACATATAGGCAAAATCATTCTTGATCTCGGCCCAAAAATCTACGATACAGAGCGAGTAATGCGTATTATTGGCATGGACGGCAGACCTGACATGGTGACGCTAAATCAGCGAGGAGCTGACGAAGAAGGCGTTTACAGAACACTAAATGACACCTCTGTAGGCGAATATGATGTAGTGATGGACACAGGCCCTGGCTACAACAGCAAGCGTCAAGAGGCAGTTGAGGCGATGATTCCTCTGATGACTGCTGACCCAGCGCTGATGCAAGTAGCAGGCGATCTGTTCTTTAGGAATATGGATTTTCCTGGCGCTGAAATCATTGCTGACAGGCTTGCGGCGGCTAATCCCATGTCTCAGATTGACGAAAAATCTAAGATTCCTCCACAAGTTCAAATGCAATTGGCCATGTCTAAAAAACAAATGGACGCTATGGCTCAACAGCTACAAAACCTACAAATGGTCATCAAACAGCGTCAAGACATTGAATCTGTTAAGCAAGAAGCTGAGACAAAACGTGAGTTGTTGCGTCAAACTGCTAAGGCACACAACACAGAATCTACGCTTGAGGCTAGAGTACACGATGTCAACATGAGAGCTGTAACAAGCCAGAACAAGACTGAAATTGAATCGATCATGGAGCTGTTATTGCATCACATGGACACAGCTCGCCTTGAGAAAGAAATCAGGGCTAGAAATGCTGAACAGTATCAGTATGCAAATCAATCTGTCTTGGGTTTACAACCTGGCATACAGTAATTGACTTAGTAACTATTTCGGTCTATATTGACCAAAACCTTACTCGTCAGGTAGACGAGGTAAATCCTTGAGGAAACTCATGTCAGAAAAAGAAGCGAGCTTAGTGCTCACAAGTGAAAATTCAGGCGATTTTTACGCTAACAAACTAGGTTTAGCTGAAGAGACACCTACAGAAGCTATAGTACCTGTAGAACATCAGAAGAGTGAACCAGAAGCGCAAGATGAACCTAAATCGACAGAAGAACAGAAGCCTAACAAGCTAGAGAAGCGTTTTAGCGACATCACAAAGCAAAGAGAATTGGCACGTCAGGAAGCTGAACGTGAGCGTTCAAGGGCTAGTGAATTAGAAGCTAGATTGAAGGAATTGGAATCACAACTGAAGCCTAAACAGGTGGATGATGGGAAACCTAGACCTGAGCAGTATAGTGACGCATTTGAATTTAATGAGGCGCTTACTGAATACAAGATCAATCAAAGGATACAGCAAATAACGAAGGAAGCAGAGCAAGCAAAACTACAAGAGGAAAGGCTTAAACAAGCTCAGACTTTTGCTGAACGTGAGCAAGCTGTGCGAGCTGAATTACCTGATTACGATGACATGATTGCATCTTCGGATGTGATGATTTCAGATCAAGTAAAAGACGCTATCTTGGAGAGTGATATTGGCCCTCGGATCATTTACCACTTAGCTGAGAATCCTGAAATTGCTGAAAAGATAAATAAACTATCTTTGGTTAACGCTTTGAAAGAAGTTGGAAAGATTGAGGCAAGGCTTGAAAAAGCTCCTGAATCGAAAGCTGAAGCGAAAGCTGTCGAGGTTAGTAAAGCACCTAGACCTATCTCGCCTTTGAAGTCTATCTCTGCTCCTGGCGAAGTACCAATGGATTCCAATGGAAATTTCAATGGTTCTTTTAGACAGTATCGTGAGATGAGAAAGCAAGGGAAGATTAGGTAATCAATCAATCTTTTTTTAAAGGAAAATAAATCATGGCAAATAATTTGCTGACGATTTCAAAAATCACTAATGAGGCCTTAATGGTTCTCGAAAACGAGTTGACATTTACGTCAGAGGTGGATCGCAACTACGAAGATCAGTTCGCTGTCGTCGGTGCGAAGATCGGCCAAACCGTAAATGTGAGAAGACCTGGACGCTTCATCGGGACAGTAGGCCCTGCTTTGAATGTTGAAGACTTCAATGAAACTTCAGTACCAGTAACATTGTCAACGCAATTTCATGTGGACACACAATTTACTACAGCTGACCTTGCATTAAGCCTTGATATGTTCTCGGATCGAGTTCTCAAACCCGCGGTGGCCGCCATAGCAAATAGGATAGACCGTGATGGTTTGGTTACCGCCAAAAACAATACTGCAAATATTGTTGGTACTGCTGGTACACCTCCTACAGGTCTTATCACCTACTTAACAGCAGGTGCTTACATGGACTCTGAGGGTGCTCCTCGTGATGGCAGACGTTCAGTAACTATCGAACCCTTCACCTCTGCAACTATTGTTGATTCTTTAAAAGGACTTTTTGTTCCTCAAGAAGCTATCGGCGAACAGTATCGCAAAGGCCTGATGGGAAGAGACAGCGCTGGGGTTAATTGGCGTATGGATCAAAACGTGGTTAGTCAGCAGTTCGGTGCTTGGACAGGCGGTTCAGCAGGTTCAATTACTGTTAATGGTGCTAATCAAGGTTTGTCTTCTGGTTGGGCACAAACATCTACGATCAACATTTCTGCGACTGCCGCAGGTGCGTTGAATCAAGGTGACGTTATCACTTTCGCAGGCGTATACGCTGTTAACCCACAAAACCGCCAGGCTTATGGTTCTAACAAGTTGCGTAACTTCGTAGTGACATCAGCAGTAACTCTCTCAAACGGTAATACGTCTGTGACTGTTTCCCCTGCATTGATCTATGGTGGTCAGTTCCAGAACGTGACAGCTTCGCCTGCCGCTTCTGCCGCTGTGACACCATTCTCAATTGGTGTTTCTGGTGCTGGTATCTACTCGCCCCAAAACATTATGATGCACAGAAATGCCTTTACCCTTGCCGTAAACGACTGCGGCTATTTACAAGTAGCGTAAATAGAAAACCGTCCCTGATTGACTTGGAGTGCCTGAAGAGGTTAACAAGGGCCAAGCAACCGAAAGGTGTGCAGGCTGAACGACTAAGTGGGATGGCGGCGAAAGCTGATGCGATAGTCTGAACTCTGCTATAACTGAACTGAAGGCAGAGAGGAGAATCCGAAGAGTTTCTCCCGCCACAATAGTGGTCAGTAGGCGAAAGCTGAAAGTAACAGAAATGAGCGGATTTGGAACTCCCAGAAGGAGTACATTTTGCAGGTAGAGCTAGTGATAAGGAGATTGGATTGTCAATGCGTGTAGTCCGTTAATGTTGGCGGCTTTTAGGTAAAGACCTAATAGAAAATTTTCTCTGATTGACTTGGAACTCCAGAAGTGGACAACAAGGGGCAAGTTTAAATACAGCCTGAACGACTAAGTGAGAAAACCCTTACGAGGGATGCGATAGTCTGAACTAGGTTATAACAAAAGAAGACCTAGAGTGCGATCTGAAGCGATAGCACCACACCGAAAGGTGGAGTAACAAGTTGCAATACACGATTAACAACGATTCAATCCCAACACGTTTAGACGTGCTGTATGGTTGGGCCCCACTCTATCCTGAGTTGGCTTGTCGTATCGCCGCTTAATCATTAACATTTAAGGAGTAATTAACATGGCAAATCCAGGCCCAGCAACCACGGTAAGCAATCATCCACAGAACTTGGCCACAAACCAAGCGTTGCGTTTGATTGCATCTGCACAATCTGTAAATTTGGCTCAAGCTGGTGACACAGCAATGGTCGTTTTAGATGTGTCTAAATTTGTACCTACAACTATCCTCATCACAAATGGCTTGAACTCTAGCGGTGCAACAACCACTATTGCTACAGCTACTGTAGGCGTGTATACAAACGTAGGTGCAACAGGCTCAACCATATTGACTACCGCCGCTTTAACAAGCAACACAGGTGGCCCTTATGTTACAGCTTCTAGCGCAACAAATCCTAACACCGCTATATCTAGTCCTTCTTACATTTATGTAAACGTAGGAACTACGATTGCCGCAACGTGTGACGTATTTGTCTACGGCTATGACCTCACATTTTTACCTTAATCTGTGAGTAAATAAGGAGAAGCCACTCTCAAAAGGGGTGGCTTTTTTTCGTTTTATTGTTACAATTCATTATCTAAAAGGAAATCAAAATGTCCTCAACTACAGTAACTCGTGGCAACAGTCACGAAACTTTCTACATAGCTCCTAGCATCACACCTGCTCAAGTAGCGGCAAACACAACTGCTGTTCAGACTTTTGCGTTGCCAGGTCTTCAAACAACAGACATCATCATTGCACAAGGTTACGTTGCTAATCAAACAACAGGTATCTTCATTGCTGAAAGTGATTGTTTGACAGCTAATGTGTTGACCATTCAATTTGGTAACTGTTCAGGTACTGCGGCAACTCCTGCATCAGGCGTTTACGAGTTTCAAATCGTAAGAGCTGAAGGGCCATTGCCTACAACGGCAGTCTAATCATGGCAGGCTCAACAGTACAACGTAATTGTGGTCTAACAGTTGCATTGTCAGTAACGAATACTGCTCACGCAAGTACGCTTATTGACGATAACACTAACGATCAGATTAACTACGCATCTTTTCTAAATACAGGCGCATATCCTATCGCTGTTAAATTTAACAACGCTTCGCCTTGCCCTGCTCCTGTATTTCCTACAGATGGGACTTTAGGGGACTACGTTTTGCCTGCAGGCATGACTTCACCTCTAATCTTAGCGACACCTACTACGCCTTTTTACATGACAGCAGTCAGTAACAATGCGACAGCAGGAATTCTTTATGTCACGCCAGTAGGCGATCAGTCATAATGTTAGGGGGTGTAATGCCCCCTTTTTTTTAGGATAGAGCTATGTCGAATTCAATTGCCAATACAGTAACAACTAACATATTGCCTGTACAGGCATTGTATGATCCAACGACATTAGCGTTCATCACCTTTATTGGGCCTGCAGGAACTCCTTTTGCAGGATCAGGTGGAGGCGTTACAAGCGTCAACGTCTCAGGCGGTACAACAGGACTCACTACAACTGGTGGCCCTGTCATCAGTTCAGGAACAATCACATTAGGAGGCACATTAGCAGTCTCTAATGGCGGTACAGGTGCAACATCAAGCGCAGGTGCTTTAGCTAATCTTTTGCCTTCTATATCAGGTCAAAGCGGCAAATATCTTTATACTGATGGATCGACTATTTCATGGAATACTTCAGGCACAGGTTTAACGATCAATGATGACACAACGACAAATGCAACTCGCTATCTAACATTTACAAGTTCATCATCAGGTGTGATTACATCTGAAAATGTTGCATCAACTAAGCTGACATTTAATCCTTCATCAGGCACATTAACATCAACAACTTTTGTAGGTGCTTTGACAGGTAATGCTTCAACTGCAACGAGTGCAACAACTGCAACAAATTTGTCAGGAGGTTCAGCAGGAACTCTTGTCTATCAAGGCTCAACAGGTTCAACTTCTTACCTTGCTGTAGGAACAAATGGTCAATACCTTACCTTGTCAGGCGGTATTCCCACTTGGACAAATTTAACGCCTGTTACAACTTTTAGCGCAGGTACGACAGGATTAACTCCTAGCACAGCTACTACAGGCGCTGTAACGCTTGCAGGCACGCTTAATGTGGCAAATGGAGGCACAGGTGTAACAACTAGCTC